GGGGAGCACTGACTGCTGCTAATGCGGTTAGCGGGTCCATAAAACCTCAATTATTATTTTGGCTGTCCAAATGACAATACCGACAATGAAAATCGCCGCGACCAGAGCCTCGGCAAAGTCTTTCATTTGAGTATCCAAACAGCAGAGAATATTGTGCCTCCCATAGACAACAACATCACGCCAGCAGTCTTGAGCATGATCGCTTCAAGACGCTTTAGCCGAGCATTGATTTGCTCGTAGCGCAAAGCGCAGACTTCTTCGTGAGTTGACAGCCGTGCTTCAGTAGCGTCAATGCTTGCCATCTATCACTCCCAAGGTGTACCGCTTGCAACTTTAGGAGCCTTCTGGTCAGCAATATTTGCAGCCAGAGCAGCATCCACAGCAGTAACGCCTTCTTCGCCCAAGGATGCCTTGACCCACTCCACAACAGCAGCTTCTGTCAGGTCAGCATAAGGCACGTAGTTGATACCGTCTTCTTTGGTGAAGCTGGCTGTGCTGTATGTTGATGCAGAGAAGTCGCCATCAACTTGTGAGGCTGTCCAATGCACCGTTTGCACGAAACCGTCAGAGGTTGCACGGTCCATTTGAGAGATTTTGAATGTGGTGGTCATGGTGGTTCCTTTAAAAATTAGCAAGCCATCAGCACACACGGCACACAGTATGAACCGTCTGCGTAGGTGCAAGTGACATGGGTTGAGGTGACTTTGGCGATGGTCTTGGCGCGAACAATGTCGTCACCCTGTGGCTTGGCAGTGCCATCACCAGCAGACATCAGAAGATCACCACGGGACACAGTTGTGCCTTGAGCGATGCGGATAATCATGTCACCCGTCATCGCCATGTTGATCTCGTCTACGTTGTGCTGGTCATCATGCGTCCAGTTGACAAACACACCAGCAACATTTGCATCGCCTTCAACATCAGACACTTTGACCTTGTTTAACTGCTCGTTGTCTACAGGGTTGCCATCAGCGTCTGTGTAAACATTCATTGCGTCAAGGTTAGACAGCACAGTTCCCTTGAGCAGCGTATTGTCTTTTGGTGCTGTGGTTTGCGCCCAGCGAGACAAGTGACCGCCGTTGTAAGAGACTGTTGTGCCTGAGACGGAGATGTTGCCCTCTTCTGTGCTTGCTTGATAAAAACGAATAAGGTTCCCATCATTTGTTAGCCGATTAACATTTAGTACTTCATCAGAATCAACAGTAAAATTTCCTTTACCGTTTGCAATTAACCCTATACCAACACCAGTAATGGTTGTTGCAGTTTTCCCCACCAGCAAGTTACCCGAGCTGTCGAGCGTCATCGCCTGAGTAAACGTAACAGCCGTACCTGCTGTGCCGGAGGGGGCGGTGTACCAAGAGTGAACACCACCATACATTTTGTATTGAGTGGCTGTGCTTGTTGCTTTATAAATCCAGTTCGTACCATTAAAGTAAGCATTTCCTGAAACAAAAGCAGAATCAGTTGCGCCAGATGAGTGGCTTGATAGGCTTCCAGTGGTTCCAATGTCAAACCCACGCAACGTACTCCACGCACTCGGAGTAACTCCCAAGCCGAGGTTGCCGGAGCTGTCGATTTTTAAATCAACATCACCTTGAGCATCCAATGTCCCAGTTTTAAACTCAATCCCCGCACCGTCCATCAATATTTTAGGAACACCAGCTGAAGTAACATCAAATGATAATATTGGAGACTGACCACGCAAAGTTATAGATGCACCACTGGTTGTGTCCGTAATTGCAACAGTGGGTTTTGCGGTAGTAGTTGCGTTATCACCAACAACCAATTTAGAAGTTGGCGAACTCGTCCCAATACCTACGTTGCCACTTGCATCAATCACAAACGGAGAAGCATCAGGATTGGTACTGTCCTCAACCAACAAAGCATTGCCTGTGCCAAGCTGAGTGATACGCAGAGCAGCATTAGAGTTATCAGTAACGCTAATAATTTGATTGCCGCTAAGTGTGGTTGTGCCAGAAGCAGCAAGGGTGGTGAAAGCACCTGTAGACGCTGTTGTAGCGCCTACAGATGTACCGTCGATTGAGCCGCCATTGATGTCGGCTGTGTCAGCAACCAAACTGTCAATGTTGGCCGTGCCGTCAATGTACAAATCACGCCATTCGTGGCCAACACGCCCCAAATCGTAGGTGTTATCTGTTGCCGGATCAAAGTCCGAATTTATGCGTCCGACAAAATTGATTGTGTCGGTGTTGCTGCTGCCCAGCGTGGTGTTGTCGTTGACCGTTAGGCTAGTCAATGTCGCTGTGCCACCAGTGATAGCAACAGCATTGGCGTTCTGCGTAGACATAGTGCCAAGGCCACTGATGTCGGTGTTCGCCAGTACCACAGCACCAGTTCGACCGGCAACCGAAGTCACCAAGTTCGACTGGTCGATCTTCTGCCACACGGTGCCGTTGAAAATCAGCCAATCGCCGATCTGCCAGTCCGTGATGCCGTCTAGGTTGGTCGAGCCAGCCGTGGCCACCACATAGTAGTAACCGTTGGTGCCTGTGCCAGACGCCAGTGTGGGCGTGTTGGTGCTTGCGTTCCAAGTACCTTCATAGCTCAAGCCACCCACCGCGCTGCCCCAAGACAAGGCCGAACCGTTGGTCGTCAGGAACTTGCCAGCGTTGCCGGTCTGGCTAGGGATTAGGTTGTCGATCTGGGTCTGGAGGCTGGCCAGTGTGTCGAGCACTTGCTGGCTGGTGCCGCCGCCGTTGGTGATCACCTTGATTTTCTCGGCCAGATCAGGAGCCACGACCTCGCCCACGTTGATCGTGCGGCCGGACGACAGGCTGATGATCAGCGAGCCGTCGAAGTCGATGTGCGCGTCGGTGACAGAAACACCGTCATCACCGTCACGGCCGTCGCGCCCGTTCAGGCCGTCAGCGCCGCGTGGCCCCGTGCCGCCGTCACGGCCTGGGCGGCCGTCTTTGCCGTCCTTGCCGTTGACGCCGTTGCGCCCGTCTTGGCCGTCCTTGATGGTGGCCACACGCTTTTCTATCTTGTTGCCGACCTCGTCGTAGCGGCTGCGGATGTCCGCCTCCAGCTTCTTGAGGGCTTGCACCACGACTTGCACGTTCTCGCCGATGCGCTGCTTTTGCACCGCTTTGGCTTTGGCCACAGACTCCTTGATGGACTCCAGAGCTGCTGTTTGTTGGTCTTGTGTCATGCCCTTTAAGAGCAGCTCGATAGCCAGTTTATCCGCGTCCATCGTTCAACTCCTGTGTCAACTGATCCAAAAAGTCTTCTTCCATGCCTGCAACCTTGTTGCGCTTTTCGGCCATTTGCAATTCGACTATCTTCGACTTGTTTTTCATGTCCGCCTCTTTGAGCATCAGCTCGGCGATCTTGACACGCTTGTCGAACTCGTTGCTTTCGTTGCCAGCAGGCAGGTTCTTGGTCGTCGATGCGATCACCTTGGCCTGCACTTCTTGCGGCATGAGCTGCGCCTCGGTCATCAGCTTGGTAGCCTCTGCCCTGTTCTGCTCGGCCTGTGTCGTGTTGACCGCGATCTGAGCCTGCGCTGCCTGCAAGGCCAGCTGCTGCTGCACCTCTTGCATCTGCTTGGCCTGTGGGTCTGGCTGGCTCATCTGGTCCAAAGCCGCCATCAGCTCGTAGCGGTTGCTCAAGCTCGAGTTGTTCATGATGCCCTTCAAGATCAGAGGCAGCACTGGGGTGTTTGGCCCCAGGGTCTGCAACAGACCGATGAACTGCTGCTGCTCGTACTCGCGGGCGATGATGCCCAGCGTGGCCGTTGGCAGGAACTTCATGTCCACGCTCGGATAGCGCTCGGGGTCGAACTGCATGTAGCGGAACGCGGCCTTCTGGATGAAGGGGATCAGGAAGTCCTCTTGGAAGTTGACCAGCGTGCGCTTGTACTTCTTGATGATCGTGGCCACGGCCATGCTCATGCCCGCGCCGTCGCGTGTGGCTTGGCTGACCATGCCTTGGCCGTCCAGCGTGCCCGTGGCTTGCAGCAGCATGCGCTCGAACTCTTTGGCCGTGTTCAGGTTGTTCAGACTGGTCTCGCCGAACTTGAACGGGTACAAAATCTCGGCTGGGTTGCCGTTGACCATGAACGCCTTGCCGGGCTTGACCTCGAACTTAGCCCCACGCGGCAGGCGGGTGGCGTCCATACCCATCATAGGGCTGGTCGTCAGCGCCAGCGAGTCCAGATGCGAGCGCACCTGGGCGTCAATCGCCTTTTGCATGTTGTAGGACTTCTCCACCGTGCCACGACCAAGCAGGCGGTTAGGCACCGTGTCGTCTTGGTAGCTCAGGATCGGGCGGTCCTTCATCATGTAGGGGTTCGCCTCGGCCTTGAGCAGCTGGCCCTCGTTGGCGATCACGACAATGGCTTCCACCATGTCAGAGTAGTCGTCGGCCGCGCTGTCCTCGGGGAACAGATCGGTCACTTCGCCGTCTTCGTTCTCGAGCTGCTCCAGATACTCGCGTGGCACCAGGCCGTAATATGTCAACAGACGCACTTTTTCGTCGCGGTACTGGCTCAGCTCTTGCGTTGGCTCCAGATCGGTGTCCTCGGCGGCGGGCTGGATGTTCACCTTGCGGTAGATGCCCTTTTCGATGCCCTCGACCACCTTGTGGATGCCCACATACTTCTCGACCGCCACACCCATGCAGTCGTCGATGCTGGTGCCGTTGGGGTCAAACAAGAAATTCTTAGGGTTGACGGGGTTGATCTTGACGGCAATGCGGCTTTTCTCCACCACACCGATGGCCGCTTGGCCCGGTTGCCCCGGAATCGGCTGCGTGGCCGGTTCAAATATCTTTTCCGTCTTGACGATGATCTCGCCGATGCCCGTGCCGTAGATTTCAGCCATCAGCTCGATCTGATCGATCGATTTTCTGATCTTGTCCTGCTTGAAGTCCTCCATGAGCTGCGCTTTGAGCACCTCAACGTCCAACGGGTTGCCGTTGATGTCCTTCAGGTCGTCCTCGATGTCGAAAAAGTCGCCCTGACCGAAGATAGCCTCGAGAATTTCTGCATGGCGCGTCTCTACCGCCTGCTGCGTAGCTGGCGTGACAATCCTGCTGCGCTCTGACTCACGGGTCTTATCTTCAGAGGCCCACTCACCCCTAAAGATGCGCTCATACTCAAGATATTTATCAAGGTAGTTGGTGTCGCGCCAGTCTCTCCAACGATCACAGTGGCTGACGACGAAGTCCGTCAGCTCCTTGTCGGATTGTGTCGGCTCGTCAAACTCGTTTTGATCCATATCAGACCCCTGAAATTACATCCATCGGCTCCCAGTCGCTGTCGTCGGCGTCCTCAAAGTAGCTTGTGACAGCCAGTTGGTCGATGTAGGACAGTGAATCCGGCAGGTCGTCGTGCACGCCAGGCGAAGGGAACATAAGCAACTGGTCCACGAACACGTCCCAGTCCTCCTCGCTGTTGAGCACGATTCTGCCATGCTCGAAGCGGCCTTGCAACGACCAAATGATTCTATCAGTCTTCTTCCGGTTCCCGTGCGTCAGGTCCACAATGTGGCTGTAGACGTTATTTTTTCTCATCAAATCTGACAAATACGGTAAAACTGCGTTTTTCAGTGCCCCGCGCTCGATTCCGATGCTCAATGGCCGGTAGTCGCGCATGGCCATCAGTATCTTGGACGCCGTTTGGCGGATGTCCCACCGCCCGTGCTGTATCTCTTTGACAAACCAAGTGCCGTCGTCGGTCACCTTGACCACCGCAATCGACGACTCGTCCAGCCTCTTTTTGCTATTCGCCGCCTGTTTGGCCACTTCCTCGAAGCCAGCCAGGTCCACGGCGACGAAATAACTGCCGTAGCCCGGCTCCTCGCCGTATTTCAGCCACTCCTCTTTGAAGACGTCCGCGCCCGCGTTGCTGAACGAGGCAAGGTATTCCTGTTTGAACGCGAACGAGCTGAGGGTCTTTTTTGCGCTCTCGATCTCGGTCGGGTCGATCAGCGGGTTGTCCTGCGTGGTGAAGTGCCAGCTTTTCCAGTCTTTGTCCTGCTCGTCTTGCCCCAGCTTCCACAGGTCGTGAAACCAGTTGCGTCCCTTGGGTGTGCCGATGAACATCGCCCGACCTTTCCTGTCTGACAAGCTGGCCCGGATCACCTGCTCCCACGCCTCGGGCTTGATGTCGGCGACCTCGTCCAGCACGGCATACGTCAGGCTGACGCCTCGCAGTGTGTCGGGCCGGTCTGCACCTCTGACGTAGATGCGCGCGCCGTTGATGAGCGTGATGTCCAAGTTGTTGACGTGGCTGCCCTGGATCACCTCTTTGCCCAGATCAAGCAACAAGTCCCAGATGATCTGCCGCGACTGACCCATCGTCGGGCTGACGTACAAGACGGCTGAGCCAGGTGGGCAGCGCAGGCCCTCGATGATCAGAGTCGTTGCCGCCAGCCGACTTTTTCCACAGCGCCGCCCTGCGGCGATGACTTTGAAGCGCGTCTGGTCGGTGTAGACCTGTTGCTGCCATGGCAGGAGGCTAAAGTTTAAGTCAGACATCAGTTATGTCCTGCGGCTCAATGATGGTCGGCTCTTGCCCCAAGCCGGTGATGTTGATCGTCACCGCCGAACGCAAATGCTTTTCTTTTTCAAACATGGACACCGGCAGCATCCGGTCCATGCACAGCTTAATCATCGCCGCCTGCGCCGGATGGTCGTCGTTCATCGCAATCTCAATCGCCTTCGTCACAACACCCGAGCCGGCACTGTCCAAAAGAATCTTTTTCAATTCTTTTATTTTTTGATTGTCGGTCTTTTGTATTATCTCTGGCAGCTTGTTTTCAGCCAGCCTGTGCATGGGCGTCTTAAACGACCCCTTTGGCCTGCCCCGGCCCCGTTTGATTTTGTTCTGGTTTTCATTCCACAGCTTGATGGAGGCGGCGTCGCCGTCCACCGCTTTGTTGTAGATGGCCTTGGCCACCTGTCCGTTGGCCTTGGCCTGGCCGAGCTCTATCTCGCGCCCATAGTGCTCAAAGAGCGTTTGCTCATCCACACCAATGAGCGCCGCGATCTCGTTGTACGGCAGGCCGATGCCGCTGGTCGACTCCACCAGCCGGCGATGCTCGGGCGTTGGGGTGTATTCAAGCGTCTGCAAGTTCATCCTGCTCCTCCAGCACCGCCTTCTTGCCGGTGAAGTCCTCCCAGCGCTTGACGATGACGTCGCAATACTTGGGGTCAAGCTCCATCAGCCGCGCCTGGCGCTTGGTTTTTTCGCAGGCAATCAGAGTAGATCCGCCCCCACCAAACAAGTCCAGCACCGTGTCGCGCTCCTGGCTGCTGTTCTCGAGCATCGATTGGACCAGCGCAACAGGCTTCATGGTCGGGTGAATGTCGTTTCGGTGCGGCTTGTCTTCTCGGATAATCGTCGTCTTGCCCGAGTTCTGCATCGCCTTGATAATCTTGACCAGCTCTTTTTTGTCAAGACTGCCCAGCTTCACGTCATCATTGACAATGGTGGTCTTGTCTCGAAAGCCATACCAGCAATGCGCCGCGCCCGGCTTCCAGCCATAAAGAATAGGCTCATGCTGCCATTGATAATCCTGGCGCCCCATGACCAAAGAGTTTTTAACCCAGATTAAGGTCTGCTTTTGGTCCCAGCCCGCGTCAGTCATCGCCGTGCGAAAGTTAATCCCCTCCGAGTCGGCGTGCGCAATATAAATCGGCCCACCCATTTTCGTCACCGCATATGCAGAAACAAACGCATCAGTCAAAAATTGCTTGAACTGCGCGTCGCCCATGTCGTCGTTTTGAATGGTCATGCCCGTGCCACCCTCATACGCCACGTTATAAGGCGGGTCGGTCCACACCATGTCAACCAACTTCCCCTCTGTAAGTTTCTCGACAGCTTCGATGCTTGTCGAGTCCCCACACATCAATCGATGCCGCCCCAGCACCCAAATATCTCCAGGCTTGGTCACAGGCTCGGGGCCAACCTCGGGCACCTCGTCCTCATCCACCAGGCCCTCGAGCACCTCCGGCTCGAGCAGGGCGTCCAGCTCCTTGGCATCAAATCCCAGAATATCCAGCGCATACCCATCGGCCAGCAGCTCATTTAACTCAATGGTCAGCATCTCATTGTCCCAGCCGGCATTTAGCGCCAGCCGGTTGTCAGCAATGACATACGCCTTTTTCTGCGTCTCGGTCAAATCGCCCAGCTCAATGGTCGGGACTTCGGTATACCCCAGCTTCCTGGCTGCCATCAGTCGCCCGTGCCCGGCAATCACCACGCCCTCGGCGTCCACCAGTATCGGGTTGGTCCAGCCAAACTCCTTAATACTCGCCGCAATCTGCGCCACCTGCTCATCCGAGTGCGTGCGGCTGTTCCGTGCGTAAGGTATTAAGTCGCCTACGCTGCGCTGTGTGATGGTGATACTCATGCGCCAAAATATAACAGAATTAAGTTCTTTTTTGTTTTTTCAGGCGGCGGGGGCGAAAAGTCGAATTTTGGTTTTTTCGGAGGGGGGGCGGGTACATCAAATTTCACAATCGCCGCCGACCCCCTCCCCCCCTATCGAAATCGCCCAGTTCCGAGGGTTTTCCCGATTCTGCTTCCTACAACGTCCATTATGTAAAGTCGAGTCAGAGTTATGCACAGAAAAAAGCATACTGATTGCAGCACGCCATGGTTATGCACAGGCAACTGTGGACAAGTCAGCCAGCGAGGCTGTGGACAACTGGCTCGGCTGGGAAATCCTGGGGAGAAAAAAGGGAAAGAGGCGGCGGGTCCATTTCCTGGGGTCCACTGCCAATAGCCAATCCCAATCACCATGCCAATCCGATAGCTTTATCAAATCATTCATCTTTAAAACATCCACCCATCTCACCATCACCAATGCCTCGCCAATGCCCTTAATCTGGCGTTCTAGGCCGTATCAAACGACGCCTGTGGGATGACAAGGATAACGCTCTCAAGCGGCGTATCGGGCCGCAATCCAAGATTGTAGAAATGCCGATATGTATCGATGACTTCCAAGAAGCCAGCGGACATGTCACCACTACCTGCCGCCAGTAGGATGGCGCGTTCAGCATCACCGAGCTGGCGCTGGAAGTACTTAACCGTTGGAGTTGCCTTGCCGACCATGACCATGCCTCTAAAAAGTGTGCGACCAAAAAATCATTGAACTAGAAAAGTTATCCACAGGCTGAGTCCCAAAAAACTCAGCAACCCTAAAACCCCTGCAACGCCTTGACCCTTGACCCCAACCCTAAAGGGTTGGGGGTCAGGGAGGGTCAACTTTGGCGCTGTTTTGCCCGTTTTTGACCCTGACCCTGACTTTGACCCTAGGGTCATTTAGGGTCAACCAAATAAAAGTTATCCACAGGTTATCCACAGGGTAATTTCCTTATTGCTCTGAGTTTTTCCGCATCATCATGGTACTGGCGTTCACCTCATCGACCATCACCCAGCCGTGCTCGGTGTTCTGAATCATGTCAGCCTGGAGCAGCGCACCTATCAATTTGTCGTTGTAAGACGGATTGATCATATTCCTCACGGTGCGCTCGGCGTTGCCGTCTTGGGTCAGTTTGTCTTTGAGGGCTGACCGGCTGAGGTAGGGCAGATCATCCCTGACCTCAGCGCCGGATGCCCACCAGGCGTTTTCCCATGTCTTGCGGTGGCCATCGATCTTGGAGTCTTTCTTGGTTGGCGCGGCTGGGGCTTCGGCCTCTATGGTGATGGCGCTGGTGACGGGGTGGTTGTCCTCGTCGTACCAGCCTGGGATGGTGACTTGCTGGAGGTCGAGGTAGATTGGCTCGGCCATTTCGGCGTCTTTGCTCTTGCGCTGGACCAGCTGCATGGGCTGGTTGTCTTTGCCGGGGATGACGCTGATCTCAATGTCGAGGGCTCCTCGCCAGGCGCTTGAGCCTCGGGCGCGGTGCTGGGCTTCGTCTGAGACGCCGGTGTGGTGGACAAGAATGACGGTGCAGTTGAACTCCATCATCAGGTTGCCGCAGGCGTCCAGCATGGTCTTGGCGTCTTGGGCGCTGTTCTCGTCGCCTGCAAGGAAGCGGTGCAGGGTATCGACCACGATCACCTTGGGGGTCTCAGGCAGCATTCGGATGTGCTCGACCACTTTGAGGTAACCGGCTGGGGTGTTGAGGTCGCAGCCGTGCTTGGACAGCCACATGTTCAGTTTGCCTGCTTGATGGTGGTGCTTCCAGGCGGCAATTCGGCCTCGCAGGCCGTGGTGACCCTCGCCGGCCAGATAGACCACATGACCGGGGCGAACCTTGTTGCCGCACCAGCTCGGGGTGCTGCTGGCAATGCGCAGGCACCAGTCCAGCACCACAAACGTCTTGCCACCACCGGATGGGCCGTGGACCATCACAAGGGCTTGGTCCTGAATCCAGCGCTTGACCAGCCATGAGATGGGGCTGGGCTGGGCTGAGAACTCATCGGCTGGGATGAGCCAGTCGTCTGCTGTTGGGGTTAGGAGGCTGGCCAGGTCGTTGCCGGACTGCACATAATCGTTGGCGTCTCCTTGGACCGGTGGCATCACCGTGCGAGCGCCGTATTTGGCACTGGCCTGCTCGGCGTAGCGCTGGCCAACGCCGGAGGCGTCGTTGTCGGCAACGATCACGATCTCTTGGGCTGGGCCGTACAGATCGCGCAGCTTGCCGGTCACGGGCACCAAGTTGCTGGCGCTGTAGGCCACGATGCAGGGGCGGTTAGTGGTCTCATGGATGGTTGCCGCTGTGGCAAAGCCTTCTGCGATATACAGTGGTCCAGGCTCATCCAGTGAGCCTAGCTGCCAGAACTTTCCGCCAGTCTGACCACCGGGGTGGTAGAGCTTGCCGCCGTCGTGCGCAATGTACTGGAGACTCGAGAGGGTGCCGTTCTGGTCGTACAGGGGCACCATCAGGCGGCCATCGCCTGTGATTCGTGCGCCATGCACGCCGATGCCCTTGTTGGCCAAGTAAGGGTGCTCGGGGCTGGCCGGGTTGGCTGTGGCCCAGATTTGCTCAACCGTCTCGCTGGCGACTTGGTGCTGGCGAATGATTTCCGCATCCCGCACTGCCTTGGACTCAGCAAGGCGCTTGACGTGGATCATTTCCTCGGTGTGGGTGAGCTTGCGGCCAACGTCTGCCCTGAAAGTGGCCTCGATGCCAGCCCTCCAGCAGCCAAAGCGACCCGCTGGGATGCCATCGCCAAACACCAAATACCAGCCTGGCTTATCGATGCCTGGCTTGCCTTTGGTGCCAGATTTGAAGCGGTGAATCTTGCCATCCATCTCAATGTGATCTGGTGGCTCAAGGCCAGCGGCCCTGATGGCGTCAATGAGCTGCGCCTCTGGTGATGCAACGATTTTCTCGGGGGGTGGCGACCAAGGGCCGCCGAGGATGTTTGAAAGGTTGGCCATTAATTAGTCTCCACAGAAGCAAGCGATTGCCTCTTCATTTTTGTCGAACATGTCGGTTTGGTCTGCTGCAAATTGAATCATTGAGGCATAGGATGGGCGGTCGGAACGAAATACCGCGCCGCTTGGCTTGGACGCCAACGCCAACGCCAACGCCTCCATTTTGGCCCACCAGATACCGCGTTCTGGTTTTTCGGCAATCAAAGATAAAACTTGTGCCCCGCCTTTTAAAAAACAGAGATCACAGTTCCCGTGCATAGTCACCCCATTGTTGTTTGGAAGGCCGAGGTCAAATGGCTGGGCTTTCCAGAAAGCGCCAACATCTTCTTTTGTAATGCCAGCCGTCACCAATGGGATGCGAGATTTGTCAGCAATTTTGGCTGCTCGGCGTTGTTCATCTGCCCTCATCCCGACCCAATCCATCTGCTCGTTGTGATCCCAGCCTAGAGATTTCAAATATTTGTGGATGGTGCGAATTTTCAACTCGGCAGTGCAAAACCTAGTAACTGGATTTGGAAGATAGTTTCGCTTCTTGATCAAAGCCTCAAATGGCTCACCGTTTCGGCTTGCAGTTTCAAATGAAACCCGCCTAAAAGCGGGATCAGCATCTTGGAACTCAACCCAATGAATCTCTACATTCCATCGGTCTGAACAGTCCTGAACAAAGCGCAAGGTTGCTTCATCCTCCTTGCCGGTGTTGGCAAAACACACAATTGCCTCATCAGGCAGGCTCATCTGGTGAGCCTGAAGCACCCGCCAAAGCATGTAAGCACTGGTGCGGCCACCACTAAAGCTGATGCAGGTCGGCTCTGTGATCTTGAAAGGATCAGCCATGCGTCACCTTCCGGCTTTCCAAATAGTCCGACAAAGCCTGCAAGACTTTGTGCGTGGGGTTTGCTTTGGGGTTATCTCGCACTTGGCGAATGGTGTTGTAGTGAACGCCAGTGGCCTCTGCCACCTTGATTGGCATTCGGTCTGAAAGTGCGTGGCGTATCTGTTCTAGGGTCATCATGTTTTGTCCTTGTTAAAAAAAAATGTTGTGATGTGCGAATCATACGCTACAATGTCGCTACACCACAAACAGATTCCCTGACAGTGGTGCAAAAAAGGAGAGCCAGATGGCTATCAATTTGAAATCGACTGGCGGTTTAACTGCCAATGGTGTGAAGTTGCTTGTTTACGGGCAAGCTGGTGCAGGCAAGACCACTTTGGTCAAGACGTTGCCTAATGTAATCGTACTGTCTGCGGAGGGTGGTTTGCTGTCCATTCAGGACGCTGATCTGCCATACATCGAGATTGCGAGCATGGACGATCTGCGTGAAGCATTTACATGGTGCCGTGACAGCCAAGAGGCAACTGGCTTTCAGTCGGTGGCGCTTGACTCGATCAGCGAGGTGGCCGAGGTTGTGCTGGCCCATGAGATGAAGAAGTCCAAGGACGGTCGGGCTGCTTATGGTGAGATGAACACCACCATGCAAGAGCTGATCCGTGCTTTCCGTGACTTGCCGGGAAAGCACGTCTACATGAGTGCCAAACTGGAAAAGTCCACCGACGAGATGGGCAAGATGCTCTACAACCCCGGTATGCCCGGCAAGAGCCTGACCCAAGGCTTGCCTTACTTCTTTGATGAAGTGCTGGCGCTGCGTGTCGAGCGTGACGGTGAGGGCAACACCCAGCGAGCGCTGATGTGCGACAGCGATGGGCTTTGGCTAGCCAAAGATCGCTCGGGCAAGCTGGAGGCTTGGGAAGCGCCAGATTTGGGTGCAATCATTAACAAGATCGGGGGCAAGGCATGAAAAAGAACGACCAAGCCTTTCCAGTTGGCTACAACGGGCACGAGGGTATGACGCTCAGAGATTACTTTGCGGCTAAGGCGATGCAGGCAGATGTTTCTGCCGATACATGGGGCGGAGACTATGTGGCTACTGCTCTTCAGTCCTACGCAATGGCCGACGCCATGCTGGAGGCAAGAAAGAAATGATCGAAACCACCGATATGGCCGAGTTGGCCCAGATGTGGCTCAGAGCAAAACAGGAAGAAAAAGATGCGACAGAAGATCGCCGAGATATTGAAGACCACATTAAGAAGCTGGCAAGAATCTCAGACCAGCTTGACAGCACCGAAACCGTCGGCGCAGCAGGGTTTGAGATCAAGATCGAAGGCCGCATCGACCGCAAGGTCGATTCAGAGAAGCTGCAAATGCTTGCCACTGAAGCAGGACTGAGTGATCACCTTGCAACACTTTTCCGGTGGAAGCCGGAGATCAACATGTCGGTCTGGAAATCAGCCGACGAATCCATCACCGGGCCTTTGGCTGGTGCTATTACGGCCAAGCCTGGCCGCCCATCTTTCAAAATCATCCCCAAGGAGTAAATCATGGCTTTTCTGAACGAAGAATTTAACGTCAACGACATGCCTGTTGGCAACACTGGCAGTTTTGAGCCTTTGCCTGCTGGCTGGTACACCGCCACAATCTCGCAAGCCGAGCTGAAGGCTACCAAGGCTGGCAATGGCCAGTACATCAAGCTGCGTTACGACATCACTGGCCCAAGCCATCAAGGCCGGGTTGTGTTTGGCAACTTGAACATCAAGAACGCCAACCCCAAGGCTGAGGAGATTGGTCGCCAGCAGTTGGGCGACATCATGCGTGCGATTGGCTTGGCAAAGGTGACTGACACCGACCAATTGATTGGTGGTCAGATCAGCATCAAGCTGGAGGTCAAGCAAGACGAGCAGTATGGCGCCAGCAACGAGGTTAAGGCTTTTAAGTCTGTCTCGGGTAGTGCTGCGCCATCGGCTGCGTCTTTTGCAGCACCGGCTGCTGCGCAGATCAGTGTTGGCAAGGCCGCGCCACCTTGGGCTAAGAAGTAAGTTTTGGGCCGAAAGCGGATGCTGGGCAACGCGCCGTAAGAGAGTAGGCGAAAGCCTTGTAGCACCCAGACGCAGCGAGTAGGCCCACCCAAAAAAATGCCCCGACTGTTTAAGGTCGGGGCAAACTTCATCGAGGAAACAATCATGAAAATACCCGAGAGTGATCATAACATTCACGCGCTAATTGACAAGCACCATGAGGCCATTGCCGAGGTGCCACGCCCGCACCTTGGGGCCAGTACGCTGGGCCATGTGTGTGATCGGTGGCTGTGGCTGTCGTTTCGGTGGGCTGTGCAGCCTGAGTTCTCTGGCCGCATCCTGCGCCTGTTTCGCCGTGGCCACCAAGAAGAAGCCAACATCATCAGCGACCTGCGTGCCATTGGTGTAGATGTGCGCAAGGTCTCAAGTCAGCACCGGGTCGATTTTGGTAGCCATGTTTCGGGGTCGCTTGATGCCATCATTGATTCTGGCGTGCCTGAAGCGCCCAAGACCAAGCATGTTGCCGAGTTCAAGACGCACAGCAAAAAGTCGTTTGATGCACTGGTGAAGGACGGCGTGGAGAAATCCAAGCCCGAGCACTTTGTGCAGATGCAGGTTTACATGGCCGGAACTGGTCTAGACCGTGCGCTGTATGTTGCCGTGTGCAAGGACGATGACCGGATCCACACCGAGCGCGTGAAGCTAGACAAAGATATGGCTGATAAGGCCATACGCCGAGGGCACTACATTGCTTTGAGCGACAACATGCCGCCACCGATCAGCACCGATGCGAGTTGGTATCAGTGCAAGTTCTGTGATGCCCATGAGTTCTGCCATGAGTCCAAGACCACCAAGCATGTGAACTGCCGCACCTGTGCCATGGCCACACCGCTGTCGGACTCGACCTGGCACTGCGGCAAATGGGACGATGTGATTCCCGTGGACGCGCAGCGCACTGGCTGTGATGGCCATGTGCTGCATCCTGATTTGGTGCCTTGGCAGCGCAAGGATGGGCCGGACGAGTTCACTGCGGTCTACGAGATCAATGGCACGACTGTGGCCAATGGCGACCCAGAGCAAGAGGGTGTGTTCAGTTCGCGTGAACTGTTGGCAAATGCTGGGGCGTGCGCAGACAAAGGCTGGACGCAGTTGCATGATTTGCGCAAGCAGTTTAGTGGAAGGGTGGTGGGTTGATGCTGCGTAAATACCAACAGCGCACCATCGACCAGCTCTATGCCTGGTTTAAGGCTGGTGGCCGTGGAAATCCTTGCCTGGTTCTACCAACAGGCTCTGGCAAGTCGCACATTGTGGCTGCGCTGTGCAAGGACGCCTTGCAAAACTGGCCTGAGACCCGCGTCTTGATGCTCACACACGTTAAGGAGCTGATCGAGCAGAACGCCGAGAAGATGCGCCAGCATTGGCCCGGTGCCCCGATGGGCATTTACAGCGCCAGCATTGGCCGCAAAGAATTGGGCGAGCCGATCACATTTGCTGGCATCCAGTCGGTGCGCACCAAGGCGCGTGAGTTAGGCCACATTGACTTGGTGATCATCGACGAGTGCCACTTGGTCAACCACAAGGACGAGGGCGGCTACCGCACGCTACTGGAACAGCTTGCAGCCATCAACCCGGCCATCAGGGTGGTGGGCTTAACGGCCACTCCTTACCGCTTGGGGCATGGCCTGATCACCGACAAGCCTGCGCTCTTTGATGCCCTGATTGAGCCGATCAGCATCGAGGAGTTGATCTACAAGGGCTACCTGTCCACGCTGCGATCTAAGGTCACCAAGGCCAAGCTGGATGTGACTGGCGTTCACAAGCGCGGCGGCGAGTTCATTGAATCCGAGTTGCAGGCTGCGGTGGACACCGATGACAAGAATCAGGCCGTGGTGCAAGAGGTCATGGCTTTGGCTGGCGAGCGCAAGGCTTGGCTGTTCTTTTGCGCCGGTGTCCAGCACGCCCAGCACATTTCCAAGGCGCTGCGCCAGCAGGGGGTAGCCGCTGCGTGCGTGACTGGGGACACACCAAAGAAGCAGCGCGATGAAATCATTGCCGACTTTAAGGCTGGCAAGCTGCAAGCGCTCACGAACGCCAATGTGCTGACAACTGGCTTTGATTACCCCGACATTGATCTGGTGGTGATGCTGCGCCCAACCATGAGCGCCAGCCTCTATGTGCAGATGGCAGGTCGCGGCATGAGGGTAAAGAGCCATACCGATCACTGCCTTGTGCTGGACTTTGCCGGGGTGGTGGCCACACATGGCCCAATCACCAACGTGCAGCCACCCAAGAAGGGCGGCGATGGTAATGGCGAGGCACCAGTGAAAGCCTGCGAGAACTGCGATGAGCTGGTCCACATCTCGGCAACGGTGTGCCCAGCCTGCGGCCATCCTTTCCCTGTTAGGGAGGCCAAGAAGCTACAACTGCGCAATGACGACATCATGGGGCTGGAGGGGCAAGAGCTGGAGGTGAGCAGCTGGGCCTGGCGAAAGCACATCAGCAAGCAATCAGGCAAAGAGATGCTGGCGGTGACGTATTACGGCAGCCTGAGTGATGCCCCGATCACCGAATATTTGCCCATCGCACACGAAGGCTATGCGGGTCAGGTGGCCTTGCAGAAGCTGATCACAATTGCGGAGCGCTCTCAGGTTGTTTCTGGTGGCCTGAATGTGCCAACGATGATTGAGATGGTGCAGAACATGAACAATGCCACACCGCCATCAACGATTGAGTTTCGCAAGGACGGTAAATTTTTCAAGGTAACAAGGAGAAAGTGGAATGATTGATGAAATGGTGAAAGCGCAGAAGCTGCGTCTGTGTGATTTGTGCAAGCTGCCCAAGGAGCCGAGGGGCGGCATCGAGGTGCGCGAGAAGTGGCACTGCGCCCGGTGCTGGGTCAAGGCAATGCAGAAGGGGCTGAAATGAGACACGCCGAGCCTGAGATGGTGAAAACCTACAAACAGTGGCTGGCCGCCGGGCCACCCAAGTGCTGCCACACCTGCGAGCACTACGGCAACGATGGCCAATGCGTTGAGTTTTTCATGCAACCGCCTGCCGAGTTTGCACAGGCTATTGGCGAATGCCCCAAGTGGGAACGCGAGGTGCCGTTTTGACTGATCGCATCCCAACCGAACATGAGGAGCAGCGCGAGCTGGTGCGCTGGTTCCGCCAGACGCACCGAGGCGTTCGCATCTTTGCAATCCCCAACGGGGGCCAGCGCAGCCTTGCAGCAGCCGCCAGGCTGAAGGTTGAGGGGGTATCCGCTGGTGTGCCTGATCTGTTCATCCCTGCGTGGAAACTCTGGATTGAGATGAAGCGCATTAAAGGTGGCGTAGTGAGCGCCGATCAGAAGGATTGGATTAAGTATCTGGAAGAAGTGGGTTATTGTGCTAAAGTGTGCAAGGGTGCTGACGATGCCAAGGAGCAGATCACTGCCTTTTTCAACCAACACAAAGGAACACCATGACCGAGCAAATCAAAGACAAGTACATGACCATTCGCCTGCCTGCTGATGTGGAGCTGGAGGTCCGCAAACATGCCGAGCGCCACACCAGAACACTGGCCGCACAGGTGCTGCACTACATCAAACAGGGTCTGGCAAAAGAAAAGAAGTGACTTAGGGTTTGTCCCTATAAAATAATTGTGTGGAATTGTGGGAAGTAATGTTATGATTCAGTCATCGCAACAAACCAAACCGGAGTAACCGACATGGCAACACTGAAAACCCTCGCAGACGCACACAACGAATTGGCATTGGCCAACAATGGCTACGTAATTGCTGCTTACCTTGAGCCAGAGCTGCGCCGCCAGATGGAGCGCGTTTGCAAGCGCGGCAACGCTTTTGCAGGTCGTGTGATGAACCACAACAACATTTTGGTGAAGGCGTACTTCACCTTGGAAGCCAAGGCGGTTTACAAGCCTTTGCCAGCGCGTCTGGACGCATAAAAACCAACCGGGGCCACTGGCCCCATCAAGGACTCCACCATGAAACAACACACTGAAACCCTCCTCGACTACCTCACAGTCATCGCCATTGGCGTTGGCTTGGCAGCTTGCCTGTTTTACGGGTGGTCAGCATGAACTACACCGCCATCGCATCAGCAATGCAGGCCGAGATTGACAATCCGCTGAAGCTATACATGCCCAGCAGCCCCGGATGTTTTGTTCGGGACAGGCTGTTCAAAGACTGCTTGTGGGAAGAAGCCACATGGTTTTGGTCCAACTATTGCAGCCGCAGCTTTGGCGTGCAAGAGTTGGATGATCTGAACGTCAAGTTGGAGGCATTGGCCTCAAAAGAAACAATGCCCGATTGGGGCACAAGGGGGGCATGATGAGCAAAGAAGCACATTGCAAGTATCCAAAATGCAGCTACCCATGCCCAGATTTGCCTGATTGCCGCGATGCAGAGCAGCCAGCACAGCAGGAGCCTGTGGCGTTTCTAGTAGACGGTGATTTGTACTACCCGGAAGAAATTGATTGGGAGACTTTGCAAGAGCAAGGGCATACGGTTACTCCCCTCTACACATCCCCACCAGCACAGCGCACATGGGTTGGGCTGACGGATGAGGATGTGTACCCACTCGCCAATGAGCACTTGCACTACCAGCCTGAGAGTTATGAGGTGAGCGGGATTTACAACCTTGCCCGAGCCATCGAAGCCAGACTCAAGGAGAAGAACAATGGATGACGGTTACTACTGTGTGGTTTGCGGCAGATTCCTACTGGCCGTTGATGGTGTGGTGGTGCATGACAACGTGCCGCACCCAGACATGGCGTTTGATGACGAGGAGAAGCCACAATGAGCGAGCAACTGATGACACAAGAGGAGCTGGCATTCCGATGGAAGATCAGTGAGGCGACACTGGAGCGAGACAGATCGCTCAAGCAGGGTTGTCGATATTTAAAGATTGGCGGCTTGATTCGTTACAGGATGCAAGATGTGCTGGAGTACGAAGACGCCTGTATTCGCGAGCCAAGAGCGACCGAAAACAAGATCAAGGAGCGCAACCAATGACTTGGTGGATGTGGCTTATCGGCATTGCTCACACAGCCGTGTATGTCTGGGCGTTTTGGAGGAGCAAGAAATGACAACAAAATTAGTCCGTGACTCCATGCGGCTTATGACTGAGGCAGGCATAGACATTGTTGACATTAAATGGTTTGATTTAACCGGCGCATTTTCAGATCAACAAAAAGCCAATCTTGATTTCGTGATGACGCATCGTCCACCATTTGACAAATGCTTTGTTACTTGGCAAGGCAAGACACGCAGTCACCCAAGCTATGAAGTTTTGATGCTGGTGGCTGGTACTGACCCAGATGAAGGCATCACGGTGTCAATGTGGAAAGGGCCAACCGGGACAAGGCTGCGCCCAATCCCTGCAATGTTTTACTTTATTGAGGATGACAATATCCGATACGGCGCAGTCAGTGATGATGAGCCGGTTGATAAAGAACTGGCAGAAATCATGTTGGCGCAAATTGGGGCTTGGTACAGCGCTATGAATCAGCGTATTGAAGCCTACATCCCATCGGTGCGGGACACCTTCACTAACCGCCGCAAGGTGCAACAAAAAAAGATGCCTACCTACGATTGGACAACTGTGTGGATTGAGCCATCTAAGCCTCGCCAAGAACCCAAAGGCGGCACACACGCATCGCCCCGACTGCACGAGCGCAGAGGCCATTTAAGAAGGCTGTCAACCGGTAAAAATGTCTGGGTTAAATCTTGCAAAGTAGGAGATGCAAGCAAGGGCACGGTATTTCACGATTACGCAATTAAGGAGTAAGCGCATGAAAAGCATCACCGAGCTGGCCAGTTCCGTTGGCTATCCGATGCTGGTTTTTATGGGCCAGCCCTATGTGTCGCCTGAACTAAGGCGCTTGGTAGAGGCCGCAGTCGAGCAAGAGCGTGAGGCGTGTGCGAAAGTGGCTGACGTGTGGAGCAAGCGGCAAGATGACGTTGGTGGGTACATCTCACGAAACATCCGAGCAAGGAGCAACACATGACCTGCAAACACAACTGGCAGCTAACCAACTGCGGCATCAAGTACCACTACCGATGCACTCGCTGTCACAAGTCGATCTTTGCATTGCTGAAGGGAAACAAATGAAACGAATTGACCAATGGAAAGCCAAATCACATGACTGATTTTCGATCTTGGGAGGCCAAGAACCTTGCTCGATTTGCAAAAGAAGCAAGTTTGGAAATTTTACAACTGCAAGACGATCTAAAAATTGCAATCAACGCCTACAGATATTTCATGAAGCCCTTACACGCTCCTGCAATCCGCGTCATATTGCTCCATTCTCCTGACGGCATGACGCTGGCGGAGTTGCACAAGGAAACAGGCGTCCGAGAGGACACGCTGCGCAACACGGTTGAGTCTATGCCAGACGTTTACATCGACCGATGGACAGGCCCGCACCGAGGTCAGTGGGCTGCTGTTTACTGCCTGCATCCAGCCCCACCCAACTGCCCAAGGCCCGACCATGCGTAAGCGCAGCAAGTACCGCCCAAAGGCGCAGCTGCCTGATCCGCTGAACTGGGTGATCTCCGGGCTTCGGCCCGTCCTGACCGCCACCGAGGTCATGGGCAACGTGCGGATCAAGAACCACCTGGCCATGCGCTGCGTGGTGGAGGGCACAGCCACCCGCAAGGACATGGACGTGCTCATCGAGGCGTTCAACATCACAGAGGCGCTGGCGCGGGTCGATCCGGCCCTTGGCCGCGACTGGTCGCAGGAAATCAAGGCAGGGCAGGACGCGCTGCTGTCAATGTGCAAGCGGGGCATCAGCTTGGGCGACCGCTTCGTGTTCACTGGGGCCGAGTTGAACGCGGCCAACACCGTCATGGAACTGCATGACGCGCAGCTCGAGCGCTGCACCGTCGCTCAGATGGAGAAAGCCATCGGCGAAGTCGTCAAGGACA